GAAGATTTTTTTCTATCAAAAAAATATGATCCGAAAAAATTTAAATTGATGAATCATCATTTTGGTCAAGATAGTAGAAGATTTAAAATAATGGGATATACAGGTATGACTTGGTATCTTATTAAGAATTTTTGGAATCGTAATAACGAAAAGTATTGGAATAATATTGATTATTCAAAATATTGGAAATAACTTAAGGATAAAAATGAAAGTACTTAGATTTACAGCATCATGGTGTCAGCCATGTAAGATGTTAGCAAAAACATTAGAAGATGTTGAGACTCAAATTCCAATTGAAGTTATTGACATTGACGAGAATCAACAACTCGCAGTAGACTACGGAATTCGTGGTGTTCCAACTTTAGTAATGATAGATGGTGACATTGAAGTTAAACGAGTTTCTGGTATGCTGATGAAAAATCAATTGACTGAATGGTTGGGGGCTTAAATGGATTGGAATTTTGGTGTAATGGAATTAATTTTTCTTGTCAGTTGTATCATCATTTTTTTTAGAGGCAAAATACAGAGAAAAGAAAATGAAATTGACAGAGTATTAAAAGAAGCTGAACAAGTTAAATTTAAAAGCATGGATATATTAATTTGTAGAACTGAAGTGCATGATAATCAAATTTTTATTTACAACAGAAAAACAAATATGTTCATCACACAACAATCAACTATTGAGAGTACATTCAAGTACTTCATAGATAACTATCCTGGCAGAAGAATACATTTCGGAGAAGAATAATAAATGAGTGCAACAAAAACAAAAAGTAATTTAATGGATAGCAGAGATGCATTCAAGCCATTTAATTATCCGTGGGCATATGATGCGTGGTTAAAGCACGAACAGAGTCATTGGTTACACACAGAAGTCCCAATGGCTGAAGACGTAAAAGATTGGAAGAAAAAATTAACAGCAGATGAGAAACATTTTCTCACAAACATTTTTAGATTCTTTACACAAGGTGACATTGACGTTGCTGGTGGTTACGTAAAGAACTATCTACCATACTTCAAGCAACCAGAAGTACGTATGATGTTGCTTGGCTTTGCCGCTAGAGAAGCATTACACGTTGCCGCATACTCACACTTGATTGAAACGTTGGGTCTACCAGATACAACATATAACGAATTCTTAGCATATCAAGAAATGAAAGACAAGCACGATTATGTGTTAGACATTTCAGATAAGAATGGTGACTTGCAATCTACTGCTACACATATTGCAGTATTCTCAGCATTCACAGAAGGTATGCAGTTGTTTTCTTCATTCATCATGCTATTGAACTTTCCACGCATGGGTAAGATGAGAGGCATGGGTCAGATTATTACTTGGTCAATTGTTGATGAAACTCAACATGCTGAATCTATGATTAAACTATTCAGAACATTCATTCAAGAAAACAATGAGATTTGGAATGACGAATTGAAATCTAAGATATATACTATCGCAGAACGAATGGTTGAGTTAGAAGATAAATTTATTGACTTAGCTTTCGGCATTAGTACAATGGAAGGTCTTACTTCAGAAGAAGTTAAGAAGTACATTCGCTACATTGCAGACAGGCGCCTTATCAGTCTTGGACTCAAAGGTATTTTTAAAGTTAAGAAAAATCCATTACCTTGGGTTGAAGAAATGATTAATGCACCGACACATACAAACTTCTTTGAGAATCGTGCTACAGATTATGCTAAAGGCGCAACCAAAGGTGATTGGGCAGACGTATGGGGTAAAGCGGCATGATAGTCAATCCAGATACGAGAGTTCTTGTTGTAGATGATACACCAAAACATTTACAAGAGACTGCAAACTTTGCGAGAAGAATTGGTTATAAAGTTGTAGATACTGCAACAAATAATGCTGATGCGTTAGTTAAACTCAAGTATCAAACATATGGTTTGATTATTTCAGACAATGCAGTATTATTTGAAAGTACATTAGACACACCATGCATTCTGACAATCATGGAGTCGGAATATAAATTGAATATCATCAATTCTAGTGTTCATAAATATATTATTACGCCCTTTAGTGAAGAAACACTAAAGCACACTATAGAAGAAATTTAAGGAACATTTATGAATTATTTAAAATATACATTTTGGCTCACAATGATAGCTGTGGGATTCGCATTTTCTGCATGGAATAATGCACACGCACAAACAGGAAAACAAAAACCAGGAGTTATCTATGACGCTAATATTACTAGGGTTATTGATGGGGATACTGTTGCGTTTGAAGCGGCTTGGTTACCAGACCCACTCAAAAAAGAATTAAGCATTCGTGTCTTTGGTGTTGATACACCAGAAAAAGGATTCAGAGCGCAATGCCCTAGCGAAGCACAAAGAGGAGAAGCCGCAACTAAATTCACAAAAGAAATGGTTGCCGCAAGTCAAAAGCGTCAAGTTGTTCTAATGGATTGGGATAAGTATGGTGGTCGTGTACTCGGTGACGTTATTCTAAATGGACAAAGTTTACGTGGTATGTTAATCTCTAAAGGCTACGCTAGAGAATACTACGGAGAAGCTAAAACTTCTTGGTGTAACTAAATGAAAAAACTATTAACTATATTTTTGTTGATGGTGTCTGCTTCAGCATTTGCACAACATCATCATGGTCATCATCATGGTCATGGGCTTAGACCATACAGTTGGATTGGACCCACAATTATAGGCGGTGTTATTGGATATGAAATTGCACGACAACAACCTATAATTGTTCAGCAACAACCCGTATTTGTTCAACAGCAACCTGTTATAATTCAACAGTCGCCGCAAGTGTGTACTGATTGGAAAGAAATTCAATATTCCGATGGAAGAATCTATCGTGAAAGAACTTGCACTCAATAACCATGTGGCGACTGTGGGCAAAAGCACTAGGACACAAATCTAGTGAGTGTGATAACGAATCAGATAAAGTTGCAATCATCAGAACAGCTATTGTGCTTTGCTATATAATAACGAATCTGTTTATTGTAGCAGGTGTAATAAGGCATTGGTAAATGGCACACATAGTAGCGAATCTTCCTCCAGTTAAATGTTTCGTAAGAAAAGAATTTCTCTATGATTTTGAAAAGGGTCATGGAGAATTAGTTCCTTGCTGGTGGATAAGTATAAAGAGTTTGAGGGGACAAGCATTTCGTATAGAAGCATATCTAAATGAATATGGCGCACTATATGACAAGTTGCCTTTACATGCATTCTGTTGGAAAGCAGTAGAAGATGAAATGCCTCTTGACCAATTACAATTGTGGGATTGTTTGTCATACGATATTACTGTAATTAAAAAAGCACAGTTGCAATCTCAGAAATGTAAATTTAAAACTAAGGCTGGTGACTGGCAGTTTGGAGAGTACATGTTTACTGTCGATTCTGCACATCCAGATTTCAATGTACTAGATACAGGATTCAGCGAAGATGTTGAAGACCATAAATCTTATAATTTTATTAAATGTGACAATGGTCAGTTTGCGGCACAGCCGAACAATAGAATGCTGATTCTAGAACCTAGTAGTAACCCAAAGGAACTTAAGATTCCCGATTTCAAAGTAGCAACAAAGCGTTGGTCTGTAGAGACCGAAGCAAAATGGGCACTCGGAGACACAAGTACAGTAATGTACGAATAAGGAGATTAAATGACAACATATAACGTATTCTGCGACACATGCGAGGCTGAGTATTCAGTAACTCCATTAGTGGGTGTAGACACAATACCAACGAATTGCGCTTACTGCGGTTCAACAATAACCGAAGAAGCAATATCAGAAAAAGACGAAGAGTGGGCAGATGAGGATTGGGACAAACTAATAGAACATGATGAATGGTCCTCGGAAGACGATAGATGATTATAGCAGGAGTAGATTATTCTCTAACATGTCCTGCAATGTGTGTATTTGATGATGAGAATGGTGAGTTTAGTTTTGAAAAATGTAATTTTTATTTTCTGACCCAATCTAGAAAATACGATGTACAATTTAAAAACATAAGAGGTAAATTTTTCGACCACGAAGGAATGACTGACGTATTGCGATACGATGGTATATCAAATTTCTTCATTGACAGACTGTTAGAGACAGACAAAGACTGCCACGTATTCCTAGAAGGTTATTCTATGGGATCAAAAGGCAGAGTGTTTAACATTGCAGAGAACGCTGGCATTCTAAAATACAGACTATGGTTGTTTGCCGTAGAGTGTACAGAGATACCACCAACAGTACTTAAGAAATATGCTACTGGTAAAGGCAATGCAAACAAAGAACGAATGCAAGAAGTCTTTGAAGAATTCAACGACATTCGTTTAAAAGAAGAACTACATATGACAGAGAAGCAATGGAATCCTTCTTCCGACTTGATTGATGCCTATTGGCTATGCAAATATGGATTTGACAAGTTGACATCCGAAGCAAAGTAGAGTATACTCTATATTATAATAGAAAGTGATAATTATGGAAGAAGAAAAAATTAGTTCGTTGTTCGGTTTAGACGATGCTAAAAAACCTAGACAACCAAAGGTACTAGGGCAACTATACACGTTCTATTTGGTTGGAGAGATAACAACTCCAGACGATTACGTTGAATGGTTTGAAATTATTCGAAACGCAACAGAGAATGATGTTGTCAAAATTCACATTAATTCTCCAGGCGGCAATCTATTTACCGCAGTACAGTTGATGCGTGTCATGTCGGAATCTCAAGCAAACATTCTAACATCGGTAGAAGGTGCATGTATGTCTGCGGCTACGATGGTGTTTTTGTCTGGTGATGGATTTGAAATCTCAGAACATTCTATGTTTATGTTTCACAACTATTCAGGTGGTACTATAGGCAAAGGTGGTGAGATGTATGACAACATCATGTATGAACGCAAGTGGTCAGATAAATTCATGCGTAGCATTTATGATGGGTTCTTAACTGACATTGAAATTAAATCAATGTTAGAGAACAAAGATATCTGGATGGAACCCGAAGAAGTATTCAAGCGTTTGAACAAACGTGGTGAAGAGATTATGAAAGCATCTGCGCCTAAAAAGCCTAGAGCCAAACCAGTACCTAAAAAGGTGCCTGCTAAAAAAGTGAGGAAGACAAATGAGTGATGGTGTATTCTTAGTATCGTCAGCCATTCATGCAAAGCATGGTGTGTATGATACTCAAACAAGACTTGAACAAACTATTGAAACCTGTAAGTCTATCAGAAACAAATGTGATGCAGATATCATTTTGTTAGATGGTGGCTATGAAGATATCACAGAAAAAGAACGTGATACATTGTCGCAATACATT